ATTATTTCTGTTTTTTCCTTATCATCACACTCGTCAGTAATGTGGTCATCTAATATATCTCGTGTATCATCATCGGTTGATTTACCAACAAGTTCAATTTTGTTCGTCTCAATACAGAAATCAATTGCACACATTTTTATGTATTCTCTCATTTTCTTCTCTATTTTATCTGGATTATGTTTAATTAAATATTCATAGTTATTCATGTATTGCATCATTAGTTCAAACTCATTATCTGATATGTTCATGTCAAAGTCTAAGTCACAGTTGAGGTTCATTCGATATGTATGTGACATGTATAGTAATTACATACAAAATAAACAATTTTCATTTTTTGGGGGTAGAATTGATGAATATATTTGATGGGATACATTAAATGATTAAATTAAAACCATTGATTAAGTGGAGTGGTGGAAAGGGTGATGAGATTAAGTATTTTGAAAAATACATACCATCGCAATATGACATTTACATTGAACCATTTGTTGGAGGTGGTGCATTATATTTTTATCTATCACCTCAAAAGGCAGTAATAAGTGACATGCATAAAGAATTAATTGATTTGTATCAAATGGTTGGAGATGGAAAAGCACATGAAATATATGAGTTTATGACGAATAGTCCAAATGATGAAACAACATATTACAAAATTAGAGATGAAATGAATGTGTCTAACGATTTAGATAGTGCAAAAAGATTTTACTATCAACGAAAAACATGTTTTAGAGGTATGTTACGCTACAATAAAAATGGTAAATTTAACATACCCTTTGGTAGATATAAAACAATCACATATGAAGAACTACTAAATAAAAGATATGAAGAATTACTGCATAGAACAGAAATATTAAATATGAGTTTTGAACACATATTTAATCAATACAACAGTAATAATAATTTTATGTTTTTGGATCCACCATATGATAGTGAATTTACTGATTATGGGTATTGTCAATTTGGAAAAAAGGAACACATACTATTAGCAAATTTATTTAAAACAACACATATCAAATGTTTGATGGTAATTGGTAAAACTAAGTTCATTGAAGAACTTTACCATGATTACATTGTAGAAGAATATGATAAGAAATATAGATTTAAATTATTTGCTGGACGAGTGGGTGATGAGATAAATACAAAACATCTAATAATTAAAAACTACTGATTGATGTTGATGATATAGTAAATGGGGTAACAAATGGGATAACAAATGAATTAATAAATACTTTTATATTTTTATTTACATATCTTCTATTTTTTCATCCCACATAATATAATGAACGCGACATTATGTAAATTATCTAAAATACTATTGTTTGTACTTGGAACATATGTATCACTGACATCATTCAATGACATTAAAACACATGTCATGTTGATAACAATATTATTTATTATAATGGACACATATTATCCATCTGTGTGTTCTTCGTAAAAATGTGTGTATAAAAGATAAATTCCCATAATATAATGGAAGGAACTACCGTATCAACAACCACCCCAGTTACTACATTTGAAATTCCAGATAATGATTCAACTAATCAATCTGTTGAAGATACAACAAAATATACAAAAGTTGATAACCTCGATGAGGATGAACCAATTCAGGGACAGAGATTTTTGTTGATGTCATTTGTATCACCTGAATCAGTGATGAATTGTAATATAAGAGGAGTTAAGGTGAGAGGAGTATATGAAAGAGAGGAGGATGCAAGAAAGGCAGCAGAAAAACTACACAAAAAAGATAAATACTTTGATGTATTTATTGGAGAGGTTGGTAAGTGGTTGCCTTTGGATCCAGATCCAATGTCTGTAAATGAAATTAAGTATGGCAACAAGAAGCTTAATGATATTATGAAAAATGTTGGAGGACAGAAACGAACTAATGAGGAAATCCTTAATGAACTTGTTGGTAGAAAAAAGGAAATGATTGATAAAAGCAAAGTGGAACATAAACAACGTATCTCTAATAAAATGAAGAATAATTTGGCAAGTAATGAACCTATTTCCCAAGCAGTTGAGGAAGAAGTTGATGTGGAGGTTGATGAAAAGGAAGTTAAGGAAGTTAAGGAAGCCAAAGATGTTAAAGCACCTAAATTTACTGCCAGATCAAAGGAGGATATTAAAAGTAGGTTGCAAAAGAAGCTTGCTGATAAGAAGGCAGAGAAAGTTGAAAAGTCGGAATCGGTAGAGCATGTGGAGTATGATAATAAGAAAACAAGTGTTGAAGAGAATATTGATAAGATGAAGCAAATGTATAATAAACTTGTTCAGGAGAAGAAGGAGTGAGTATGATGTTATTATATCATATTATGTTATGTTATGTTACGTTATGTTACGTTATGTTATGTTACAATTCCAACCATCTCATCTCACATCATTCTATTTTACACACTAATGCTTTTTTAGCCTCATAATTATATGAACACGTCGTATATAATTATGATAATTTTGTTTTTGGGGATTATATCTATCATTGTAGGTATGACACAAGGGTGTACTACTAAGACAATCTACAAATATATCCCTCAAACAACTCTTGACAAGGAGCAATATGTGTCTGATATATTCAGGGCAATGTTTGATGATGATTCACCATGGGTTAGATCGATTAATTCGTATGATAGAAGAAAACAGGAAGAAATAAATAAATATTTTATAAGTCAGGCATAGGAGATGAATAAATTTCTGATGTCATTGTATAATGGAACTACTGAGAAATCCAATATTTTACGCTGTGGTTGTTGGAGGTGCAACATATATATATTTGTCACGAGCTGAGGAGAAGAAGAAATCAAACATTGATTTTAACCTTAATAGGTTTATGGTTGCAGTATTTATTGGATTTGTGTGTTGGTTTGTGGTACATGGATATTTAAATTATCCAAATGAGGACATTAGTATTATGCCAAAGAAGATGTCATCACCACTACCATTTGCACAGCAAAATTACAGATTTGTTAATGATGTTATGAGCACTCAATCAGTTGATGATGTGAAAACACTGATGGCGAAATACATTAGTATTCCAGATAAGCTGCCATCTATTATGATAGATAAGATGTAGGAGATGATTAGTATGGTGGTATGGTGGTATGGTGGTTAGTATGGTTAATATACTCATGGTGGATATTACACATCTAATATTTTCACATATTACTACAATATATGACATCAGAAAATCATACAAAATCAGAGAAAAATATAGTAATACCCAATAGAAACACTATTAATAGTTTACCAATACAAGAATTTACATTTGACATGTTTGTTAATGATCCAGCGATTGTGGTTATTGCAAAAAGAGGTTCTGGTAAGTCATGTGTTATAAGAGAAATTATGACACATTACAGTGATATTCCTGTAGGCAATGTTATTTCGATGTCAGAAAACAACGATCCATTTTACGGAACATTTTTTCCAGATACGTATGTGTTCAATGAATACAAAACAGAAATTCTTGAAAAGTTGTTACATAGACAACGATTAATAAAGGAGAAGGCATCTGAAAAGATAAAACAGAAAAAGAAGATAGATACGCGGTGTTATCTTATTATGGATGATTGTTTAGCGAGTAGGGGAACATGGAACAAGGATGATACATTAAAGAATGTTTTATTTAATGGGAGGCATGACAATATTATGTACATCCTCGCTATGCAATATCCCCTTGGAATTTCACCAGAGTTGAGAGGTAATTTTGATTACATATTTCTATTGGCAGAGGATTATGTATCACAGATGAAGAGGATTTATGAACACTACGCAGGTATGTTTCCAAGTTTTGATTCATTCAGACAAGTGTTTGGACAACTGACAGTTGATTATGGATGCATGGTAATTGTAAATAGAGGTGTGAGAAGTAGCTTCTTAGAAAAAATATATTGGTACAGAGCCCCAAAAACATATGTTCCAAAACCCTTTGGACATAAGCAATTTAGAAAATTTCATGAAAAAAATTATAATCCAAGTTGGAGGAGAAATGTTGACTTTGATGCTGATGAATATATGATGAGAAAGAAAAAGGATAAATCTAAAATTGCAATTAAGAGAGTGAAAGAGGATGAGAGATAATTAGTGTTGGATGTGATGAAGGGGGTTAGATGTGATGAAGGAATTAAATGTGATGAGAAGGTTAGTGTAACAATGCTGTAACATTATATTAATATTGTTCCAACATCTCAATGTTTCAACTTACTAATTGCATCTGCAAGTATAACATCATAGCTACTTTTTCCACGTGATGATCTTTTTGATTCAAAATTACAACGAACCACCTTATCATCATCCAGGAGATTATCAAAGACATCATCTTTAATGGGGTTGATTGGTTCGGTTGGTTCAATTGGTTTAGGGGGTTCTGTTTGTTTGACTATAACACCCTCCACCCCATCGAGTTTGCTAACATCAATTTGTTTTACAGAGGGTTCTTTGAGTTCCTTAGGTTCATCATCATTTACTACTCCAAATATATTTTTTTCATCACAATTTGATGAATGTGAATCAGCAACAATATTGTATGGGATTTTTGGATGTTTATGTTTATGTTCTTCGATGTAATCCTTCCGCAG